TCACCCTCCTCCCCCACAGAACGAAGGAGCGGGAAGCCGCGCAGTATCGGTCGCCCCCACCGAAGGACCAATCGGCGAGGGCGCGGAGACGTTTTTTTCCGCGTCCAGGATCAGGCCCTTGGCGACGTATTGGGTCTGGAACGCCTCGAAGACCGGCCAGATTTCCAGCAGGGCATCGATGCCTGCGGGCGTGACGGGCAAGGGTTGGCCCATGGCATCACCCACACCTTCCCAATCCAGTACCGCGCGCCGGGCGACGGCTTTGGCCATGGCGAGGGCTAGCGCTTCCTGGCTGGCACCTTCCGGCAGGACCTCGATGGCCGGATCGGCGCGTGCGGACACCATCAGCGCGGTGGTCAGCGGGCCTACCAGCAAGCGCAAGCCTGGGGCGAGGTCCAGCCATTCGGGCGTGGCGGTCAGATTCAGTCGGATCATGGTCAGTATCCTGCGAGGGTGTTGATGAGGACGGCGGTACACATGCGGGCGGGGCTGATGGCCTTGGCGGCCATCCAGTCGAAGGTTGCCTGCACGCCCTGTGGCCCGGCGATCTCGATGCGCGGGCGGGGCAGATAGACGGCATGGGCGGTGAAGGTGAAGCTGGCGTTGGCCCCGAGGCTGTAGTTGAATTCCAGCTCGCAGGGCGTGCCGTCGATTGCTTGAGTGATCAGTGCCGTGTCAGAGAAACGCACCTCGATCCGGCCCGACAGGGCGGCCATGGCGGGGTCGGCGCCATCGATGCGGCCGTCACCACGGATGGTCTCGATCCGGTCGAGGTTGTTGGAATAGGTGATCTCGGCGGAGACCACATTGCCCAAGGCCGAGCCGTTGCGCTTTACCGTGCCGTTGAAATGGCCGAAGCGCTGCAGGCCCAGCGCAGTTGGTGTGCCTGCTGCCGTGGCGGCGGCGATGGTTTCGCCTTGGGCGACAAGGCGGGCGGTCGCCGTCAGCAATCCGGAGCGCTGCATCTGCCAGGTCAGCTGATCCAGCACACAACCAGAATACATTGCAAAACGTGGCACCTCCGGCATCGCAGTTTCGATGGCCATACTGGGCAGGGTCCAGTTGCCCGACTGGAAGGTGTGGGTCTTCGGCGTGGTGCCGCTGGTGACCGGCTGGCCGAACGCCGCCTTCAGCCAGAACCCGAAAGCCTCAACATCGATGGGGATCACCACCTCGCCGTCGGCGGTGACCGCATCCTTGATCGGGGCCAGCGGATCGCGGCCATAGCCCAGCAGTTCGGATTCCAGCAGCGGCTGTTCCGACCCGAGCGTTGCCCTGGCAAAAGGCATCAGGCGGAACCCACTGACCGGCGGGGTGCCGTAAACCGTTTCATACGCAAGCGCCATCTGCGCCCGCGCGCCTTGCGCACGTGCCATGGGGGTCTCCTTTATGTTGGGTGTCAGGTCAGAGGGTCAGGGGTGGCGTAGTGCAACACGACGGTGATGATCGCGGCCTTCAGCGCAGCCGCGCCTTCGATGGGCAGATCGACCGGGGCCGGGGCTTCGGGTTCAACCCAGTCGCAGAGGCCACCAAGCGTGCGGTCAGCTTCCAGCGCGGTGCCGATGGCGGCGATCAGAGTGTCGAAGGCGCTGGCCCGACCGGTGCCTGCCTGGACGACGACCTCCAGCTCGGCGCGGTGCTGATAGTGATATCGCAGGGGCGACAGCGTGACCTCCGGTTCGCCGGGTTGGCCATCGCGCAGGATGATCAGCCCGGCTGCAGGGATCCGCTCAGGGAGGACCCCATCGCGCAGGGTGAGGGCGGCAAGCGGCTGCAGTCTCGCGTGCAGCGCGGCGAGGACGGTTTCGCGGGTGGTGGGCATCAATACAGACCTTGCTGGTTTTCTGGCCCGTTGCCGCGGCGGAAGCAGCGAACGGTAAGGTGAACACTTCTTTACCGGTTGCCTCTAAAAGCGATCCGACAGGTCGGCGGGAGGTTCCATGCAGCACAACTTACGGGAATTCCTCCGCCACGGCGGCAGCGGTCAGTACGTTTTCGGACGGCAGAACGGTGCTGTGTACGGCTATCGTGCAGCCATATCGATCAAGTCACTTTTCCCCGGCTATGCTGACCTGCGGTCGGATTTCACCGACCAACTTGATCGCGTCATCGCCGACAACACCCGGATGCTGCTGAATGCGCTGACACCACCCGACACAGTACCGTCGGTGACCGCAGCCGACCTGCGCGATGTTTCGGACGCAAAAGAGGAGGCGCTGCGCCAATGGGATGCGCGTCTGACGGCCATCTTTGATGAGTATCAGACCCACCCCCAGCGCCTTCGCCCTCTGCGAACCGCCATGGAAGAACGTCTGATTCGGGCGTTTGCGGGCCTGATCAACCAGCTTCGGCAGCAAGACCTCGGCATCGAGAAATACATTTGGCGCTCGCGTGATGATTCAAAGGTTCGCGACAGCCATGCAGATTTCGATGATCAGGTGTTTCGTTGGGACGAGGCACCTGCAGGCGGTCATCCGGGTCAGGCCCATAACTGCAGGTGTGTCGCAGAGCCCGTCGCGCCGCGTGAAGCCATGATCACGCCTGTGGAGTATGTCCCAAGTATCGGTGGCTTGCCTGATGTCTTGCCATCCCCCTCGGAAATTGGCTCAGGTCTTCGCGCGCTGACAAGGGGTGGCCTTGCTGCAGTCGCGGCTGTTGGGCTTGAGGCATTTCGCCGTTATGCTGAAGATTCAGCCGTTCAGAGATCTGCCGAACGCCTCGGTTTCGATCTTTCGACGGTCGAAGGTGTGCTGGCCGCCCGAGCTCACGCGTGGGGCCAATTCAATTCTGGCCGCTTCCCGGGTGCCGACTGGTCGGGGCCCAGTTCCGAGATCGTGGCGGAAGCACTTGCGCTGCACGAGCTCTCAGATCCGGGCGCATTGGGGAGAGCGTTGGCAGGTAGCCAGCAAGATCTGACCAGAATTCAGAGCGTAGTCGAAGAGGCACTGAAAGCTTGGAGCGCAGGACAACTTGTCGTAAGCCCCGGTATGTTTGCCCAAGGCTGGGTCGAGGTGTTTCCACAGCTCGACGAGTACGGTCGCGACACTCTTGATCTGCCCGGTTTTTCGACCGAAGGCTACCGAGCGCTCGGCGGCACGTCCTCACCGCATGTCGTTGAGAGTCGCGCAGGGGACGGACCCAGATCGCTTCCTGAGGGTGTTCCGGAGTCGGATGCGGAGGGCAGGCCCGTAGAGCCCGCGCCCGAAGGACGAGGATTGCCTCCACAGGGGCGTCCGGGAACTTGGCTTGTCGGCCCTCGTGGAGACAGACTCTATGGCCCTGACGGCAAACCGATCAAAGATGTTGATTGGGGGCATAATCACGGTCAAGGTCAACCCCATACGCACGAATGGATCGACGGCGATCGCCAGCCTGGTCGGCCAGCTACAGAGGAAGAGAGCTTCTCAGGTGACGGGCGTGGTGATGACGGACTGATCCGTCCGGAGGATTGGAGATGATAGCGTTTAAAGGGGACGAACGGTTTGCCGATGTGGAATACGTCGGTGTGACCTACGAACCCGTAGGGCGAATACTGAAGCTGCTGGTCAAGTCCGATCCAGCGGACAACTGCGAAACGATTCTCCTTCGTGACGTTGCGGCATTTGATGTGATCCACTTTACGAGGCAGAATGTTGTCCATTACCTCGATATTGCACGCGTGGCTGCCGCCGAGCGTCATGCGTTCGTCGACCTTGCCCACGGTGAAGGGGCGATCGTTACTTTGACAACCAATCTTGGCCCGGACGCTCTGCTTGGGATTGTCTTCGTGTCCGCGAACGGAGCAACGGTCTTTGCCCTCTGCGGTTCGGTAGAGAAATGCTCGAAAGATGGGCAACCAATTTACAGCGTCATGGCATGAAATTCGTAGCTTGCGTTCAGCTTTCCACCCACCCCGCCACGATCAGCCCCGGCACGCCGTCCACCGCCCGTTCCGCATCTCGCGCCAGATCCAGTCGCTTGCGCAGCTTGACCTGCGGGACCAGCAGGAAGATCGGTACGGTCGCGACGCCGCGTCCGGTTTTGGATTTCGAGGCCACGGCCCGGCCTTTCGAATTCAGCCGTCCCTCGGCAACCAGCAAGCTCGGCCCGCGACGGCGATAGATGAACCGCAAACGCAGGCCAGTGCGGCGTTCCCATTCGCCGGGGGTGATGCGGCCACCCTTGGTACTTTTGCCAGCGGCGGGGGTGGGGATGGCCAGCCAGAACCCGTCCTTGGACCGGATCAGCGGGCCCGTGTCATGTGCCCCGATGATCACCGGGGCGTTCGACCAGACCAGCGCGGCTGCATTCAGGCTGTCGCCGGATTTGGGGAAGCTGGCGAGGCGGATGGAATTGCCCAGCCGGGTGCCGAGGCCAGCGCCGGTGATCTGGCCGCGCCAGGCAGCTTTCAGGGAGGTGCCAGCTTCGCGCATGGCGGCGGACACCGCCTTTTCCCCGGCGGCGATTTCGGCCTGCATCAGGGCCACAAGGTCTGGGTTGAACTCGACTTTCAGCTTCATGACGGCCGCAGGTCCAGCGACCAGATCAGCCGTTCGCGGTCGCGGACAGGTTCGCCCTGAATGGTGAAGCTTTCGGCCCCGATCACGATCAGATCGCCGGGGCTGGGATCGGGCAGGTCGGACACGCGGACGTCCACCATCATGGTGTCGCTGACAAACCGCCCAGCACCGAATTCGGTGATGCGATCCGGGGCGCGGCGGATGACGCGGATCGGGCGTTCCTCTGACGTGGTGGCGGAGATCCAGACAGCGACCGCCGCCATGGACGGGTTGGCATAGATCCGGTCCATGGCGGTGGCGAAGACGTTCATGGCCGGTCAGTTCGAGGTGTGGATGCGGATCGCGATGCGCGGCCGCTTGTTCACCGGCAGGATCGAGGCCTCGGTCATCAGGTCGATCCAGCGCCCCTTTTCATCGAGGTGCTGGCGGGCATAGAGGGGCAGGCCCATGGTATTGGCCGCCTCGAGCAGGTTGGCGGGGCCGCCATAGGTCGTGAAGGTGTCCATGGTGCCCAGCGGGAAGGCGATACCTTCGTTCGCCGGGACCAGCCGTTCGGTGGCCTTGGTGGAAAGCGTGACGGTGCCCGCATATTCCTCGAACACGATGCCTGCGAAGGGGAAGTTGCGCCGAACGTCCTGGCGCAAGGGCTGCGCGCCGGTGGCCGCGTAGAACTTGTAGGCCTCTTCCGTCTTGGGGTGCGCGATCAGCTTGTGGAAGAATTCGCGGCTGACGAGGGCATAGACGTCCGACATGCTTTCGCCGAGGAGGTTGTCTTCGATTGCCCGCAAAACCTCGCGGACCTTGCTTTGGACGAGAGTTCCTGCCGTGCCCAGCAGGAAATCCACCGAGATTTGCGCGAGGCCGAACTCGGTGAAGTAGTTGTAGAGGGTGGTGCCCGCCCCATCTTTGACGATCCCGCGCAGCGCGTTCATCTCCATGTATTCGCGGGTCTGAGCATGCTTGCGCCGCATCAGCTGCAACTTGCGGTTCATCACCTCGACCAGCGGGTCGGCGGCATCGAAGGCACCCAGCGCGGGTTGCCCCTGAATGTCGCCGGGCAGGATGACATCATCATGCGGGATCCACGGCAGCGCGAAGGACCGCATGGAGCGGCCTTCCCGCGTGCCAACGGTCGCGGGACCGCCCAGAGGGACGGACGGCAGCAGGTTCAGCACGCCCTCGTATTGCTCGATGATGACGGACCGCTGGGTGACGCCCTCGAAACGGAAGAGGCCGATCTGGCCAAGGCGGGTGTAGAGGTTGGGCAGGATGTTGATGGCCTGCGTCATCTCGGCCAGCGAGTAACCGCCAGCGTCAAAGGGATTGCGAACGATGGTCATGGGGCGCTCCAGGGATTTGGGGAGAGGGATGCCGACGTTGCGCGTCAGACGCCGTCGCGGGCGATGATGCCGACGGCGGCCAGCTGGGCGATCTTGGCGGTGATCTTGGCCGCGTCGTTGACGGTGCCCTCATAGGCAAGTCCTGCGCGCGACACGATCGAGGGCCCCCGGGCGACAACGATGCCAACGGCGTCGGCCAGAGTGGCGTTCACGGGATACAGAAGGACCGCAACGGCGACCTGTGCGCCATCGGCGCCGGTGGCTGCCGACAGGGTGTACTTGCCGCTGGCGGTGATCCGGCCGAGGACGGCACCGGAGGGATAGTTGGTGCCGATCAGCAGGGTGACCACCTCGCGGGTATAGTTCGGGTTGACCTCATATTTGAGGACGTCGCCCATGCTGGGCGGTTCCGTCAGGACGGGCATTGGTCAGTCTCCATGGTTTGGGGGAGGGCGAAGGTAGTGGAAGCGCGCGCTGGTTCAGCGCTTGGCGTCGGTCGCGGCCTTCTTGGCAGCGGCCACGATGGGGCTTTCCTTCGCAGCAACGGCCGGGGCGGTAGCGATGATGCCAGCGGCATCGCTGCGGGCGGCAAGGTCAGCCAGCACCCGGGCGCGCAATGCGTCGGGTTTCAACCCGCGCGTGACGGCGTCGGCCGCGTCGATGGTCACGCCCAGCCGGGCGGCCTGCGCACAAACCTGCGCCACCTCGGCCGCTTCGGCGCGAGTGGCGTCTGCGGTCATCTTGGCCGGATTCGTCGCAATGGTGACAGCATCGACAAGCGGGACTGCAGGGGCTGGTGCGACAGATGCAGGCGTTTCGACGGGAGTTTCAGGCGTGATGGTCATCGTTGGACCCTTTCTGCTGATGGAGGTTGTGCCGCGGGGTGCGGCGGCGAAGGAGCGGAATGCGGCGACGGGATCGGCCAGTTCGTCAGCCAAACCGGCGGCGATGGCATCGCTGCCGCGAAAGACAGCAGCTTCGGTGGCCAGCGCGGATGCATGAGTCAGCCGATCCCCGCGACCGGCAGCGACGGTTTCGGCAAAGAGGAAGCGCACCACCTCCAACTCGCGCTGCATCTGGTCGTGCACCGCTTCGGGCAGGGGTTGATACGGGTTCGCATCGACCTTGCGCGCCCCGGCATGGATCAGCGTGACGGCGATGCCCTTCTGGTCGAGTGCCCCGCTCATGTCGGTGTGCAGCGCCACGACGCCGATGCTGCCGACAGCACCGGTGCGCGGAAGGATGATGCGGTCGGCCTGGGAGGCGAGGACATAGCCAGCCGACAGGGCATGTTCCGCGACAAACGCGTGAACGGGTTTCTGCGCCCGGGCCGCCCGGATGCGATCCGCCAGATCGAAGGCGCCCGCAACCTCGCCACCGAAGCTGTCGATGTCCAGTGCGATGCCACGCACACCGGGATCGGCCAAGGCCGCCTGCAGCTGGGCGGCGATCCCCTCATAGGACGTCAGCCCCGAGGATTGCCCGATCCATGCGCCACGGTGCACAAGTGTGCCCGCGATTTCGATCACTGCGATGCCATCCACCACCGCAAAAGGTTGGGTGCCATTGCGCTGGTGGCGCTGGGCGAGATCGTTGCCAAACAGCGAGGCCCGAGCAGGGAGAACTGCGGCGGTCTGTTCTGCTGGTTGCACGTCCAACCCTTGGAAAGTGATCTCTTGTCCGGTGATGCGCGGCCCCAGCCCGGACAGGAAGGCCAGCGCCTTGGCCGGGTCGACCATCAGTGGCGTGTTGAAAGCGCGCTGGGCGATCTGGGCGTGGTGCATCATGCGCCCTCCTTGGGGTCAGGTTTCTCGTCGCCGGTGTCGTCGGCCTCGTCGTCCTTTTCAGCGTTGGGGTCCTCGTCCGTCTTGCCGCTTTCGCCAGGTCCCTGCGCCGGGGATCCCGGACGCCGGAAGTCGAGGCCCATATCCCGTTCGCGTTTCCGCTCGGCGGCGATTTCGCGGTCGACCTGTTCGGCGTCGTATCCCCGCTCTGCCAAGGCTTGCGTTCGGGATTTCAGGCCCGCTTCGATCTGCAGGATCTCGGCCGATGCGTCTTTCATCGAATCAATCCAGTCCCACTTGGTCGGAAGCCAGGCGCAAGCCTGGTATTGGCGGCGCTGGCCGTCATATCCCGGCAGGTCCAGGGCACCCGACAGCACGGCCGTGTCCATCCAGCGCACCCAGACCGCGCGGCAGAGCTGGTAGACCAGAACGCCATGCTGCCAGGCGGATATCCGACGGCGGAATTCGATCAGGGAAATCCGCGTGTTTGAGAAGTTCCCCTTGGCCGTGTCGCCGGTGAGATATCCGTAGGGCACGCCCAGCGCGGCCGCTATTTGCAGCAGGGTGCGGTACTGGAACGGCTCATAAGTGCCGCCGGAGTCTGGCGTCGCCGGGGTCGATCCAGTCGCACCACTTGGCCGGGTTCGACCTCCAGATCCTCCTCGGTCGGTTCCAGCGGGGTTTCCGCGGCGGGCGAGGTGATGAACATCGCGAACATCGCCGCGATTTTCTTCCGCTCAAGTTCCGCATCATCATAGAGGTCCAGCGTGAACAGTTTCACGATGGCGGCGGCAAACCGTGATACGCCGCGCAACTGCCCGGCCTCTACCGGGTCCAGCACGTGGATCACGTCGCCAGCCGGGACGCGGACGGTTTCGCCCGCAAGGCCGGGATCGGTCAGATCGCCCGGGTGGCGGCGCAGGAAGTGATAAGCGACGCGGCGACCGATGCCGTCGAACTCGATGCCCTGACGGATCAGCCCGGCACCGGGCAAGGTGCGGTTCATATCCAAGGGCAGCATTTCGGCAGGTAGCATCTGCAGCTGCAGGGGCACCGTCAGACCGTCCTCGGCCCGGCGCGGCCGGATACGGAGGAACACTTCGCCCGACAGGAACACTTCGCGCGCCGCCCGGCGCTGCAGCCCGTAGAAATCGGTAAGACCCTCGGCATCGGCATCATCAGTCCAGGCGAGCCACAGCTCCTGCAACTCTTCCTTCTTGGCGGCATCCGCGATGGTCGACGAAGGCTTGATGCCATCGCCGACGACATTGCTGGCGAAGGACTCCAC